GCAAACCGCTGATTCCTGGAACCGCCGTGTTCACCAGCAGCGGCGAGCGACACAACCACATCGGGCTGTACGTTGGCGGCGGGCTGGTCATCGAAGCTCAAGGTGCGCAGGCTGGCGTTGTTACATCCGTGGTGACCGCCAAGAAGTGGACACACTGGGGAGAGCTGAAAGGCGTAAGCTATGAAGAAGGAGGCGAAAAGACCATGACGGCAAAGGTTGTTCTTCCGGCAGGGAAAAGCGGCAGGACTGTCAACATGCGGGAGAAGCCAAGCACAAGCTCCCCCATCGAAAAGCAGGTTCCTGTCGGCTCCGAGGTGGATCTGTACGAAGATCAGGGCCAGTGGTGCCGCATCGGCTATAAGGGCCAGACCGGGTACATGATGAGCGATTACCTCGAGTATGGCCAGCAGGATGAAACCGGAGGCGCGGATCTGACCCCGGAGGAGCTGGAAAAGATCGAAAAAAGCCTGAGCGGCATCGAACAGGCCCTGCAGGCCATTGCCGAATGGACTGACGATATCGGTCGCATCGTGGGGAGGGGGTGAATCCAATGCAGAACGCACTCCCTACGGTCGAGGGGCTTACACCGTTGATTCTCTGGTACACATTTGTCGGCGTTGTCGGCATCGGCGGGCTGATTGTGCTTTATGGCAAGGTGGTCGAGGTCTTCCAAAAGCACAGGAAAAATCGCGAGGATGCAAAAGCCAAGGAAGACGGCACCATCCAAGGTCAGCTCAAGGAAATCAACCGTCGTCTTGACACCATCGACGATTATATCCGCGAATCCGACAAGAAGTTCGACCGAGATAATCGGCGATTGAACTCGCTGGAGACCAACGTCGCTCACATAGAAAAAGGGATCAATGCGCTGGCCCGTGCTGAGCTTGCGCATATACAGCACGATCTGACCGGGAACCACGGTGACAACCTGGGCAGAGCGGAGACTGAAATCACAAACTATCTGACGAAAAAGGAGGATGACCATGACTTGGGATGATGTTGTCAGGAAGCTGACCAGCCGGAAGTTTTGGGCCACGATTGCCGAGTTTGTTTCCATGCTGCTGCTCGCGCTCAACTTTGAGAAAGGAAGCGCGGAAAAGGTTGCTGCACTGATCATGGCCGGCGGTGCTGTGATCGCCTACATTGTGGGCGAAGGTCTGATTGATGCTGCCAGGGAGAAATCACGGGTGCAAAGCATCCCCGTAGAGCTGGCGATGGATGACGACAAGCCTCCCGAATTGACGGATGAGGCTTAAAATGGTAAAATCCTCCTATCAAAGGAGGGCAACATCATGAGCGAAAAAAGAACGGTTCCCCTGTTTGATAGCCTCAGCGACGATCAGAAAACAGTATCCATCCCCTATTATGTCCATGAGGGCGAAATGTTCAGGGTAGAGCGGCTGAACAAAAGATGGTTTATCGCGTTTATGATCGTCCTGTTTATGCTTTTCGGAACCAATCTCGGCTGGGTAATTTATGAGAACCAGTTTGAGACTTACTCTTATGAGATCCAGCAGGATTCCGGAGAGGGTGGCAATAACACCTATACCGGCAACACTGTGCGCATGGTTGGAGGTAGCAACTATGGCGAGGCAGACAATCAGGATAACGGTAAGGAAACCGATGAAGTTGATCAGCAGATCAACGGCATCGGCACAGAAAACCTGCCCTAAGTGCAATGGAACGGGAAGGGTCAGGGCATGATCAATCCCGAGCTGAGCAGAAGCCAGATCGAAGAGCTGCTATACGAGTGGATCATAGGAAAGAATGCAGAGCGCGACAGGGCGATCCTGCGAAGGCGGCTTTTTGACGGAATCACCTACGAGAGGCTTGCAGAAGAGTTCGACCTCAGCGTAAGATGCACAAAGCAGATTGTGTATAAAGGGCAGGAAAGGATTTTCAAACACATCCCCGGATGACTTCCGGGGATTTTTACATTCTATAATTGACAATACAATTTTTGAGATGTATAATATAGCCGTTCCGATGCAAAAGGAACTTAACGAAGGGCAAGCACGATGGAGATTAAGGAGGACGGGAAAATGACATTCAGGTTTGAAGCAGGAGAAGGACGGCATTTCAACGGCGGCGTAAATTACATGATCTCCGTGGATGGCAGCGTATATGCGGAGTGCATGGTGCCGGCAGAGGCCAGCGAGGATTATGGATACCTGACGCTTAAAAATGCGATCATGTCCAAAGGAATCAAAGCTGATTTCCTCTACGACGGACAGGAGGAATTTCTGGATCCTGATGCTTCCGCCGATTGCCAGGTTTACGTGGAGATGGATTTGGAGGAGGAATCCAATCATATGGCGCGGATCAGTATTGACAACGGGGCGCATTTTATAAGCGTGGAAGAGGCAATCGCTGGCGCGGATTGGGACACCATCGTGAATTTTATGGACGACGATACGCGGGAGACTGTGCACGACGCGTTCGCTCCCTCCTCCCGGGAGGATTTCCTGCGCAGGTATCTCGAACTCGCTGAAGACGATCTTATCATTGGATAAGGAGGCACGAGGTGGAGATTGAAAACATGATCCCCATTGCGGAATATGCCGCGAAAATTGGCAAAGCACCGATCACCGTTGCGGATAAATGCCGGAGGGGAGCCTTGCCAGGAGCAAGGAAGATCGGAAGAGACTGGTTTGTGCCCGCTGATGCGGAGTACCCGGATTATCGGGTGCGCAGCGGTAAATATGTAGGCATGAAACGCAATAGATAAAGATCGCTGGAGCTGACCGCTTCGGCGGTCTTTTTTTTATGCCTTTTTGGCCCCTGGTGCGGATAAAAGATGCACGGAATATGCACGTGAGCGTTATCGAACAAACGGCCCGCAAGGCTCAAAATAAGGGCAAAAGGAGGGAATCTGCGATGAACAAACTGGTGGCCAGACTGATCGACTGCGGGATGACTCGTGCGGTGGCGTTGTGCGTGCTTCGGAGGTTCCCGGATCTGAAAACGGCAGAGAGATATGTTGAGGAGATCGAGGAGGTCAGCCGTGAGCAGATGGAAGTACTTCAATAACAATCCTGCAGGCAGGCATGTCGGGGATTGCTCCGTGAGGGCTCTTTCTGTCGCGCTTGGTATCGACTGGGAAACAGCCTATGCGCTGGCGGCTCTGAACGGATACCTGATGAATGACGTGATTAGCGCGGACAGCGTATGGGGATCAGTGCTCCGGCAAAACGGATTCTACCGGCACGCAATCCCGAATTCGTGCCCGGACTGCTTTACCGTTGAAGACTTTGCCGATGACCACCCGGACGGCGTGTATGTGGTTGGGACGGGGTCGCATGTTGTCACAATCCGCGATGGCATCATCTATGACAGCTGGGACTCCTCTCATGAGATCCCGCAGTACTACTGGCACAAGGAGGCAAAAAGATGATCAACCAGTTTGGGCAGTTTATTCCGGATTATCCGGGCCAGCAATACTGGCAGGATCCGGCTTACATGAGGTACATCGGCCAGCAGCAGCACCAGCAGGCGGCACAGCAGGCTCAGCCCATGCAGCAGGCCCAGCAACAGCCAAGCAGCCGTATGGTGGAGGTTGTGCCGGCATCCTCGGAGCAGGCCGCAAAGGAGTTTCCGGTGCCTGCAGGAGCAACACAAATGATCATCGGCAATGACGATTCCTTCATCGCGGTCAAAGCGGTTTCAATGACCGGACAGATCACCTTTGACATCTACGACAAACGGCCGCCGGCCCCACCGGAAAAGCCCGTTGATCTGGGATCATTCGTGACGCGGGATGAGCTGGAAAAGCGACTGGCCGAGCTGAGGAAAGAGGAGGTGCCGGAAGCATGAGCATTTTTGACAGTCTTGGCAACAGAGCCCAGCAGGGTCAGCAGGGTCAGCAGATGAACCCGCAGGCCATGCAGAACGAGCTTGGAAGCATCAAGGCTGATCCGGGCAAGTATCTGAAAGGGCATGGTTTCAACATCCCGGCAGGCATGACAGACCCGAAGCAGATCACCCAGCATCTACTCCGCACGGGCCAGGTTGGCTCACCAAGGCTTCAGCAGGTCATGCGGATGCTGGGGCGGTAAACGGCTTATTCCGGCGGGAACTGATCATTTCCACCGGAATAATGCTCAGAAATGCGTTTTAATCTGCATATTTGCGGGAAAAGTGCAGATTTAACGATCAAAACACCCAGAAAATGATTTCTTTCGTCGAGTGCGCATAAGACGATTTGAAATAAATCTATCAACGAAAGGAATCTGATAAAAATGGCACTTACTGATGAAAATGGCAGCGGAATGGTCATGCCCGTCCAGCCCATGTACGGCGGCGGATATGGCAACGGCGGAAGCGGCTTCTTCGGCGGGGACTGGGCCTGGATTATCCTGCTCCTGCTGATCGGCGGCAACGGATGGGGCTTTGGCGGCGGCTTCGGCGGCGGCATGTGGCCCATGATGATGGGCGGGGCCATGAACGGCTTTGGCCTGGACTATCTGTATCCCTGGCTGAATAACAGCCAGCACATCAGCGACGGTTTCAGGGATCAGCAGCTTAACACCCAGATCGGCGACCTGCGAAGCGACGTCAATCGCGGATTCGGAGACGTGCAACTGGGCCTGGCCGGAATCGGCCGCCAGATCTGCGAAACCGGCAACGGCATCACCGGCGCGGTTCGGGATGGATTCTACGCGGCAGAGACCGCTGCCAATGCACGGCAGATGGCCAACATGCAGCAGGACTTTGCCATGCAGACGGCCCTGCAGAACTGCTGCTGCGAAAACCGCGCGGGCCTGGCCGATCTGAAATATACGGTCGCCACGGAGAACTGCGCTGACCGCACCGCTGCGGCCCAGAATACCCGCGACATCATCGATGCTCAGACGCGCGGCACGCAGGCCATTCTCGACAAACTCTGCGCCCTGGAGCTGGATGGCGTAAAGGGCCAGCTGGCGGCGGCTCAGCGCGAGAACGCGGGTCTGCAGAACCAGCTGAACATGGCCACTCTCCGGGAAAGCCAGACCGCGCAGAACGCGTTCATTCAGAACGGGTTCAACAACGAGATCGATGCCTTGTATAACAGGCTCGCTTCCTGCCCGATCCCCAGTACCCCGGTATATGGGCGCACCAATATTTTTAGCTGCCCCACCCAGAACACCGGCTGCGGGTGCGGATGCGGCAACGGCGCGTTCTGATGGAGGTGTGAACCATGGCTGAGTATCTGGCGAATGCGATCCAGCAGGTTGCCCTGAACGGGCCTGCGATCTTCACGGCCTCCATCCCCTGCCGCAATGGCTATGTCTATCACGAGGACGAGACGGGGATCTTTACTCTCTGTGGCAAAACCAACAACTGCTTTGCCCGGTATCAGGTCACCTTCAATGGAAATGTAAGTCTGCCGGAAGGCGGCACGGCTGGCCCCATTGCGGTGGCTCTGACGGTGAACGGTGAGCCCAGGCTGACAAGCCGGGCCATCGTCACCCCGGCAGCGGTTGAGGAGTTTTTCAACGTCACGTCTACGGCGATCATCACCGTGCCGAAGGGCTGCTGCTACTCGCTGTCTCTGCGGGCCGTGCCTGCATCCAGCGATCCTGCTGTGACCCCCGCGCCCGTGATCGAGCTGCAGAACGCCAACCTCACGATTTCGAGGATTGCATAAAATGCGAATCCGTGTTATAGTATAGCCAAACAATATAACACGGAGGGACAAAATGCAGCACCGAAATAATTACAGGGATCTCGACATTACTGGGGAACGGTTTGGACGGCTTGTCGCTTTGCATAAGGTTGAAGGGAAACGAACTGAATGGATGTTTCAATGTGATTGTGGAAACACGGTTCCATTGAAATATAGTAGAGTATTGTATGGCCAGCTTTCGTGCGGGTGCATGATCGCAGAAAAAAGAAAGCAGTTTGGTCAATCGCATGTTTTGCATGGGGCTTCAAATACAAAACTCTATAGGAAATATAGGTCTATCCTCGATAGATGCTATAGGAAAGACAGTTGGAAATATAAGCGGTACGGTGGTCGCGGAATCTATGTATGCGATGAATGGCGAAATTCTTTCGATTCCTTTAAGGAGTGGGCTTACAAGACAGGCTATGATCCTTCTCTGGATGGAAGAACTGAACAAAGCATCGATAGGATAGATAACGATGGCCCGTACAGCCCTGAAAACTGCAGATGGGCAACGCCGGCAGAGCAGCAAAAAAACAGAGAATGCACCAAACTATACCCCTTCAACGGACAAATGTATTCAGCGTCTGAATTTGCAGATCTCTTTGGCATCAGCTGTAAATCATTTGTTTATCGAAAGTTGGAAAAGCATCAGACGCTGGAATACATTCTCCAGGACTGGAACAAAATCCATAACGTACCCAAAGGGCTTATTGAAGTCGAGGACTACGCAAAAGAAAAAGGCGTTACTTCCGCTACGGTAAAATGCTGGATCAATGATGGCAAGGTTCCCGGCGAAAAGGTAGGCCGAAAATGGTACATTCGACAAGATCCTTAGGAAGGAGGATAAAGCAATGGACTACACCAAGGATATGGAAATGGGTTGCGAGCTGCTGCATGAGCAGTTCAGCGACCTGGTCCGCAAGATCAAGGCCAACGGCATGAGCACCGGCGACCTGGATAAGCTGGACAAAGTCGCTCATGCCCTGAAATCCATCAAAGGCACCATGCAGATGGAGAAGGCCGACGAGGAAGGATACAGCGGAATGTATCCCTACATGGGCGGCTATGGCTACAATCGCGGCGGCTCTTATGAGCGCGGCGAGGGCGGCAGCTATGCCCGTGGACGCACCAATGCCAGGCGGGACAGCATGGGCCGCTACTCTGGCGAGCGCGGGTACTCCCGGAACGACCTGTCCGATAAGCTGCGCGAGCTGATGGAGGATGCCCCGGACGAACACTCCCGGAAAAAGATCCAGCGCCTGATTGACGATATGGACGAATGACGGGAGGTGCGGCCTGTGATCACAGAGAAGGATCTGCAGGAGGCCATAGCTGAGTGCATAGGCCAGCGCAACCCAAATGCCAACACCGCGATCAAACTGGCCGCATTTTACACGATCAAAAGGGAGCTGTACGGGGAAGACAAGGAAGCTGTACAGCTCCCCTCCCCCGCCGGGTATTCTTTCGCGCCTGCCCCTGAGGAAAGCCTTGTCGATAATCCCAGGATCATTGATGGCAGGCCGCAAAAGGAAATCTGGCCGCTGATGGATGAGATGATGGATACCATCAGCATGATCCATCCCAACCTGTATCATGCGGTTCTGGATCGGCTCCGGTGAAAACCGGAGCTTTTTCTTTGCACGCGTGCAATCTCGTTGCAACCTTGTTGCAACCTTGTTGTAAGTTTTTCGATAAAAATGCAAAATTTTGTTCGATTCTCCGAATTTTCCTGTTGACAATACAATTGTAAAATTGTATAATACAATCAGCCGGAAGGGAACCGGCAAGAAAGAGGAGGGCAAACACCATGACGAAGACTGAAGCGATCCGCAACACCGAATACACGGAGAACGACCTGATCAACCTGGCCCTGACGATAGCGATGCAGCAGTCCAGAGAGTGGAGGAACCAGAGCGACGACAGCGAATCCTGGGAGCACTACGAAAACCTGATGAACGCCTTCATCGCGATCCTCACCGAACGCCAGAGCAACGAAGAAACCAAGCATTAAGAAGGAGGGCAAACACGATGACAAAGCAGGAATTGATTAACATGATGGGTAACGAAGACCGCGCTGGTTGGGCCATGAATTTAGTCTTGGAGAACGTAAAGCCTGCACTTGTACGGACGTTGATCAAACTGAAACTGGATGAGGCGGAGAAGGCCTACAATGACCGGGTTAAGAACGGATATTATGCAGCGGGGGAAGAAGCGCTGCATAGCCTTCCGGAGGATTTCAACCTTTGGAATGCGACACCTGAGCAGGAAGCGCTTTACAAGATTTGGGAAGACCGGGGGCACGAAGAATCTGCCGACCGCATGACGGTGACTTTTCTCCGGAATATGAACGCCGCTGCAAACACGCCGCGCTGAGAGCCTGACACCGGCAGACGGGGCCT